CCACGCGGGCCTCGGCTCCGGTGTTTTCAAGCCGCATGGCCTCACGACGGGCGGCGGCGGTTTCAATCCGGCGACGTTCAATCCCGGCGAGGATTTCGGCTTTCGATTGCTTGGCCTTGGCCATCAGGTGTTCCCTTCGGTGCGGGTGATGCGTTCAAGCTCGTCCATGACGCTGGCTGCAATGTCCTTGGCCAGACGGTGAGAGCCTTGGGCTTGGCGGGCGTCCCGGCTGGGGAGTTTGCGGAAGATGACCGAGGCGAGGCGGTCCTGGGTCTCGAAGCGGGTCATGCGGTTCCGTCGTAAATCGCGGCGGCACAGTCGGGGCAGAACCGCTTGCCGCCGATCTCAACCAGCTCGTTGTGATCCGCGACGTAGTGGCCGCAATCGGCTTTGATGGGCTTGTCTTCGTTGTGGTCGGTCATGCGGCTCGTCTTTCGATCAAATGGGCAGGAACGCGGCACCCAGGCTCGCCGGGCTTCGGTCCAAGGTTGTCGCTCCACCAGCCTTCGTCACGGTTCAGGGCGACCACGGCTGACCAGCGGTCGTCGGTCCAGACGCCAGCCGACGACTCGGCTTCCGGCATCCAGTCAGCGAACCGGGCATCCGCCAGCCATCGCTGCATCGCAGGCGCACCGCATTCGGCCTTGGGCTCACGTCCGTCGCGGGCATAGCGGGCGACAGCGGAGGGCAGGGCTTGGCGAGTGGCGGGCGATAGACGACGCCAGTGACCGAGGGCTTTGGGTTTGCTGGAGCGGCCCTTGACGTGAGGGTAGGCTTTCCAAGCGGCCTCAAAGGGCTCGGGGTAGGTCATCGGGGACGCCGGAGGCGGGGCCGACGACAAAGAAGCGTTAGCTTCTATAATCTTCTCTGGTTCTGGTTCTGGTTGGATAGGCTGTGGCTGTTGCAACGTGTTGTTTTTGCGTGGCTTCGATGCGATTTCCGCCTGTTTATCTCGGTATTTTCTCGTTTCTTCGAGGAGATAATCTGCGCGAAAGTTCGAGATGAACCCCGCTTCGATCTTCAGTTTGCCGCGAGCGATCAGTTCCTCGCGGATAGCAGTCCACTTCCGAACGCTGCATCCGAGTTGCCCAGCGATGAACCGGGGGTCATCTGGCAGGCGTCCGTCGCGCATGTAGATCAGGTCGAGGACGATGGCATATGCGCCCTTCGTCTCCAGCCCCATGCCAATGGAGCCCTCAAGGAAGTCTCTGGGGAACCGCTTGTAATAGGGCAGGCTCATGCCGACACCCATTCACTGAGGAGCTTGGCACCCTTGCTGCGGTTGCAGGTCTTGCAGGCGCAGCACAGGTTTTCCAGGCTGTCATCACCCCCTCGCGCCACAGGGTGAATGTGGTCCACCTCGAACGGGCCGGTGTAGGCTTGGCAGTAAACGCAGGCGTAGCCATCCCGCTCGAACACGAACGTCCGAACAGCCAATGGCAGCGGTGCGCGACCCTCAGCCTTCCGCTTCGCCTCTAGCCAGCGGTCCAGATGTTTGGATGTCAGGCTTTCGTCGTCGGCATTGAAATAGCGCAGGACCGTTGCTCGCATACGATCCCATTGGCCACGGGTGCAGCGAGCGTGACGGGCAAGGGACTTGTCGTCGTTGGGGAGGCTTCCACCGTTCCGCCACATCGACATCAGCAGGAGCATATAAGCTCCGTGTTCTGTGACGGTCAGGTGGGTGGTGTCGGCCAGATAGTCGCCAACATAGAAGGGCATGAAGGGCGGCGCGCTCATTGCATCCCGATCCGGTCACGAATAGCGGAGCAAGCGATGTCACACATGGTCTCGACCTCGCCGGTCGGCCCATTGTTGTTCTTCTCGACCAGCCAAAAGAGCTTTCGGCGCACCTTGTCCAAGCGCGAGCGCCATTCGCTCATGGCCTCAAAGTCGCTCTCGTCCTCCGGGCGGCGGCAATAGTATTCCGGGCGATACAGGAACATCACCAACCGGGCGTCCTGCTCAATCTCGCCCGACCAACGAAGATCCGACAGGCTGGGCCGCTTGTCCTTGTTGTCGCGCTTCTCCACGTCGCGGGAGAGCTGGCACAGGGCAACCACAGGCACATCAAGGCGCTTGGCCATTTCAGCCAGGCCCCGCGAAATGTCCCCGACCTCAGCCACCTTGTTGCCCTTGCGGTCGTTGTCGGCCTTGGCGATGGTCAGGTGGTCAACGATGATGGCACCCGGCTCAATGCCCTGCCGTTGCCAGTCGCGGATCGCCTTACGAGCGCAGGCTTCCATTGCGGAGGTCGTCAGGCCGGGGCGGGTGTCGAAAAGCAGGGGCCAACCGGCCATCGTGCGTTCGGCGGCTTCGAGGGCGTCCCATTGGTGGCGCTCAAGTTGGCCACGGTCGGCGTCGAAATAGGACGGGTTCTCGCTCTTGCCGCTGAACACCGGGGCATTCTGGTTGAAGGCCAGATCACAGGCCATGCGAAGGCCAAGCGCGACCTTGGGCATCTCCATAGAGAAGAACGCCACACCCTTGCCCTGAGAGGCCAGCGCGCGGCCTACAGCGAGGCCAGCGGATGACTTACCCATTGCCGGGCGTCCCGCGATAATAGCCATCTCGCCACGACGCAGACCGCCGGTCAGCCGGTCCAGTTCGGTCAGACCGGTCGGCAGTTCAATCCGGCCCTTGCGCTCCTGGGCCGCACGAACCGCACTCCCGATAATCGCATCCGCACGGCTCCATGCGGAGGGGGAGGGGCCGGTGTCAGCCAGATCGGAAATGGCCCGTTCAGCGTCGATCACCCGCTCCGCGCCGGGCTTGTCCGGGTCACGCGCGGCGTCGGAGATTTCACCGGCCACACGGATCAGGCCCCGGCGCATCGCGGCGTCCTGAACGGCACGGGCATATTCCGGGGCGTGGCGGGGGGCAGGAGCGCGATCCACCATGTCCGCGAGGTAGCGGAGGCCCCCAAACTGCTCCCATGCGGGAGAGGCTTTGAGGCGGTCGGCAAGGATGGTCGGCTCGGCAAGGCGACCGGCCCGCACCAAGTCCGTCATCGCCGTCCAGATCATCCCGTGGAACGGCTCGAAAAAGTCCGCCGCCCGCACGTCGTCGGGCATGGCCTCGTTATCAAACAGAACCGCGCCGATCAGGGCTTGTTCGGCGTCAAGATTTTGCGGGAGGGGCGAGCTAAGACCGATCACGTTTCGCCTCCATTGCATCCGCGACGGGGCGAAGAATGGGCGACGCCAGCGACGGCATCCGCAGGGCGCGGATCAGCGCATCGGCCACGGTAACCGGTTGTGCGTAAGTCGGGGGATTGAGCGGCGCAAATACGGTCATATCAACACTCTAGCCCTTCACTGTGGCTGTGGAAGACGTGGCCAGAACGTTGCGGGGGAATAACTTTTGGCGACTGTGGATTGCGCGAAATTCCGTAATAGTTCGGGCGCTCATGCCGCCCTCGCCACGTTGCGGTGATCCCTCGGGGACCACGGCTTGCGCTGACCGCCCATCGCTTGCCGGTGGGCCTTGCAATAGGTCTCGTCGGTCGGGAAGCAGCAGGACATGACCTCATACCGCTTGCCGAGCGGGAAGGCGCACTGGCCACTCTCGCGCTCCAGCCACGGACGGGCGAACGACACGTCAGCCAGGATCACGGTCTCCCGTTCGATCTTGGCCTGTTCGATGCGCTCGCGCTTGATCCGCTTCTCTCTCGCGGCCATGGCGCCCCGAACGCGGTTAACCTCCGCACCACAGTTTGCAGCGCGGGGAAACTCAAACGCCAGCCCGATCCGGTGAGCCTTGCCGACGACCGCGTTGCGGCTGATCTTCTGGCCGAAGGTCGCGCTCATTTTCGCGCCGATTTCTGACACCGTGACGCCAGCAGCCCACAGTTCACGCAGCATCGCCAGCGGCTCGGGCAAATCCCAGAACCGGGGAGGCCGGGGCTTCTTGAGCTTCCTGCCGGTCAGGGTGACGCCGATCCGCATACAGCGACCGAGGATTGCGTCACGGGTGCGAGGCTCAAGGCCCAGCTCGGCAAACGCGGCGACGATCTTGGACGCGGAGAGTTCCTGACCGGCGAGGCGGACCAGCGTTTCATCGTCGGTAGCGGACCACTCGGCCATGATTATTCCCCTGCTTTGGTGGATTGAACGGTCAGCGTCATGCGGCCACCCTTGACGGGATCTGCGAACGCAATGGACGGCGTGTTGAATGTACGGTCATCGACACCCAGGGCGTCGGCAAGCCCGTCCAGATAGGACTTGAGCGCGGCCACGCAGTTGTCGCGGTCGATGGCGTTGCGGGTCTTCGGATGCACGGTCACGGCGATGTCGAAGGCATGGCCGAGTGGCAGGGCCTTTGCGCCAGCGGCAAGGGCAGCAGCCCACGCGGCTTGACGGGCAGTCTTCACGGCGCGGGCCTTCTCAGCCCAGTGCGCGCGACCGTTCGGCCACAGAGCCTTGTCAGGGAACGGCAGATCGAACGTCACGACCCCACCGCCCGGCGCAATGCCTCATGCACGGTTTCCCGCTTGGGGTTGACCGGCTTCTTGCGGGTGTGGGTGCGGACGGGAACCACATCCGAGCGGACGGGTTCAACACGCAGCAGGCCCAGCGCATCGGCCAGTTGCTCGTTGGTCGGACGGACGGGCTTGGCCGGCGGGGTAATGGCCGTCGTGAAGATGCGGCGGAGAGCGCGGATCATTGCGTGTTCCCTTCGTAAGGGAGGTGGAGCCACGCTTGGCCCGCACGAATGCGGCGAATGGCGCGGCCACCAACCCCATAGTCAGCAGCTATCGAGAGAGCTGGCTCGGACTGGGCGCGCTGACGAATAACCAGAACGTCCGCGTCAGTAAGTTTCGCGCTGCGTTGAGCTTCACCGAAAACATGACGCCCCTTGCGGACAGCATCAGCGGCATTGTCCGCGCTCGTTCCGACGAACAAGTGGCTCGGGTTAACGCAGGCGGGGGTGTCGCAGCGGTGACAGGCAAGTTGCCAGCGCGAGATCGGGCCAACAACAAGCACCAACGCAAGGCGATGGGCGAGCCAGGACTGCCCTCCGAAACTCAATTCGCCATAGCCGCCGCGATTAAGTTTGCCCGTCCAGAGCCAGCACCCGCTATTAGGATCGCGCTCCGTGTTCCGCTCAAGGCGATCCTCGGCAGAGACTTTTGGCGACCTAATCTGTCCCGGTATGGTGCGACGCCATTTCTTCCAGTGAGACCGGCAGAGCAAACGCGCCTGAACCGGACTATCGCAACCGTCGTGAGAACACCGGGTCATACGCCGCGCCCCCCATAGGGTGTCCACGGGCGGAACGACTGGGGTGCGTCGAGCGCAGCTTGCAGATCGGCGGCGAGGATGCGGGCCTGCTTGTCCAGCGCCATGACGGCGAAGTCCGTAAGCACGGCACCACCGGCAATCAGGGCCGCGCGTTCGGTGACGGCTGCTGCCAGTTGCGGGGCAAGGCGAAGGGTGGGGTTCAGGTCCATCAGGACTCTCCCGCCTTCAGCTTTTCCAGCGTGATGGTGGGGAAGGCGTCGATCAGTTCAGCCCACGCCGAACGCGGGATGACGTTGCGAAACTTCCAGACGCGGACGCGGCCAGGAGGAACGTCAATCCGTTCCGCGATGGTCTTTGCGCCGAGCGCCTCAACGATTTCAGAATGTGTCATAAGGAGACGTTACTCAAAGTAATAAACCCCGGCAAGGGGAAAAGCACTCGGGGTAACATTTCAGGGCGTATCATTGAGGGCATGACCGCTCAATGGCAGGACACCGAGGGGACGTGGGATCGGCTTCGCTGGGCGCGGATGCGTTGGCAGGAGTCGAACGGTATTAGCCCCCGTGCCGAAGCTGCCGCCGAAAGCATCGGAATCAAGGCCGGGACATATCGAGCCTATGAGCGACGGCCTGGGTCATCGAAGCACATTGCCCTAGACCATCAGTCGGCTGCTCGCTTCGCCAAAAAATTCAACGTCAACTGGACGTGGCTGTTGACCGGCGAGGGAAGCCCCGACGCGAGCGATGACCATTTGACGCCTATAGAGCGCCGGATGATCGACGCCCTACGAGAGGCCCCGGAGGCCCGGCAGGCCGCAGCCGCCGATGCGATCATCCAGCTTCTTAAGATAGCCTGACACACACGACAAAAACGGTCGCACCGATTCCGCCGTGACGAATATCCGTTACCAGCGGTGATTTTCTTCTGGACATACCCGTTACTCCGCGTAATATCTCCTCACACACCGAGGAGACAGCCAGATGGCCACCGCCGCCGACACCGCCCGCTACTTCTGGTCCGCAGACCGCCAGACCCAATGCCTGATCGAGGTTCCCGACACCCTGCACCGGATGGTCTGGGGCGTTGCCAGCTTCGGCAACCGCCCGTTCCGGGATGCCGAGATTGTCACCCCTGCTGACCCGCTGGATTGGCTGGAAGCCCAGCTTGCCGTGCGGCTTGGCGCTGAGGGTGCCGCCTATCGCATCAACAAGGCTCGCGCCTCTGACGTTCGGGTGGTGGCATGAGCGCCCCGAAAGCATGGGCGTTCTACGACGCCGTGATGGCCAACACTGACGGCTGCCAGGTCTGCTGCGAGACCGACGAGTTCAGCCCGAACGCCGAGGCGTTTGAGGAGACCGGCGAGATTATGTGCAGCGACTGCTGGGAGGCCGATCAGGCGAAGGCCGAGGAAGCCGAACAGAACCGGATGCGCCGCGAGGAGGCTGACGATTTCCGCCGCGCCAATCCGCTGGAGCCGGGCTTTCGGAGGCTCGACCAATGAACCGCCTCCAAGCCATTAACGCCCTTAAGGACGGCCCGGCCATGTCCGCGCTGGACGAGGCCATCGAGGCAATCCGCGACCACATGGACCGCTGGGGTCCGGTCATGGAGCCGGAGGAGCGTACTTACACCCGGACCATCCTCGGCACCCTGATCGACCTGCAAGTGGTCAGCGTCAGCGAGGCCGTCCGCATGGGAACCGTCATGTCCAACCGCATGAATGAAAGGGCCGCAGCATGACCTTCCCGCGCGGCTGGGGCCGTCACCTCCTGACCTTCGTTGTCGTCGCCACCGTCACGGCCCTGCCGTGGGTGGTCATCTCTCACCTGATCTGGAGCCGCTGAAATGGACAATCGCTATTACGACGGCATCTTCACCGAGGCCAACCGCACCAACGAGGCGAGCGGGCGTAGCTGGCACATCCCCCGCGAGGGCGACGTGTTTGAGCGTGACGCCAGCGACCGTGAACCCAGCCGGATGAACGTCGCGGTCGGCATCATGGCTGTGATCGGCATTGCCCTCGCACTCGCGGCGGCGTGGCTGTGATGGCCACCACCCAATCACCCACCGGCAAGGCTGGCGTGGGGGCTAATAACCCCCCGTCAGGTGCCGTCTCCCGCTTCTACGCCCGCAACGGCGAGGTCTTCATGGTTGGGGAGCAAGGCGGCTTCTGCCTCTCCCACGCCGAGACCCTGCGCTGCATCGCCCACTGGCGAGCCGAGGACACCGACCGAGAGCCGTGGGCGCAACGAATGACCGAACAGATGGCCGATGAACTTGAGGTCGCCATGACCCAGGCCGAGACGCAAAGGAAACAAGCCGCATGAGCTTCACGCCCGAACAAACGGCACTGTTGAGCGGCCCGCTCGACAAGGCCAATGTTGCCACCCGGACACAGGGCGGCACGACCCTTTCCTACATCGCCGCGTGGCATGCCATCGCAGAAGCCAACCGCATCTTCGGGTTCGGATGCTGGGATCGGGAGACGGTCGAACTGCGCCAGCTTGGCGAGCCGCGACTGGTCGATGGCAAGAACCGCGTCGGCTATTCTGCCCGCGTCCGCATCACCGTCCGCGCCGGGGATAGCGTCATCGTCCGCGAGGGTTGCGGCTTCGGCTCCGGCATCGACCGCGACACCGACCAAGCCCACGAAAGCGCCCTCAAGGAAGCCGAGTCCGACGCCATGAAACGGGCGCTGATGACCTTCGGCAACCCCTTCGGTCTGGCGCTCTACGACAAGACGCAGGCGAACGTCGCTGAGGTAGTTTCCGCCGTCGTCCAGACCGCGACCACCTCGCTCTCCATGTGCCTGGATGAAGCCGACCTCAAGGAATGGACCGCGAGCAACCGCGAGATGATCGGTGAACTCCCGGAGGTCGAGCAGCAGGGCATCCGCAAAGCCTACGCCGCTCGGCAGACCGCCATCAAAACCGCCAACAACCCCTTCTCGAAAGCCGCCTGACCATGAAGAACCTGACGATTGCCGGTCGCCTGACCAAAAACGCCGAGACGCGGGACGTAGGCTCAGACCGCGTGACCTCATTTTCCGTTGCCGTCGATGACCGGCAGGGCAAAGAAAAGGGGACGCTGTTCTTTGACGCCTCGCTGTGGGGCAAGCGCGGGGACAGTCTCGCACCGCACCTGACCAAAGGTTCGTCCGTCACCGTATCGGGCGACCTTGGGACGCGGGAGCATAACGGGAAGACGTATCTGACCATCCGCGTCGGGGACGTGACGTTGCAGGGCGGCAAGGCGTCGGGCGGCGGCGGCGAGAGCCAGGAACCCGCGCGCACCGGAACCCGCACGGCGGCCTACGATTTCTCCGACGAAGTGCCCTTCGTGCGTCGCGCCATGCCCGGCGAGGCGTGACGATGAGCGCAGAACCGATCCACCGATTTGCCGGACGGTATGAGCCGGACATGAACTCCGGCTGCTGGCTTTGGAGCGGCGCGACCACACCGGATGGTTACGGCGTCTTCAAGATCGCCGGGATTGCATCACTAGCTCACCGCGCCGCCTGGCATCTATTCAAGGGCGCGCTTCCGCTGTGCGTTTGTCACAGGTGCGACACCCCACAGTGTGTGAACCCTGAACACTTGTTTGCTGGGGACAGGCCCGCCAACAACCGAGATCGACACAGGAAGGGCCGGTCGCGGGGCGGCTCAAACGCGGGGGAGAATAGCCCCCTCGCCAAACTAAACGAGAGAAGTGTGGCGCAGATACGGGCCACCGCTGCCGCTGGCGTGTCTCAGCGGGAAGTCGCGAAGCAGCACGGCATCAGCCAAGGCCACGTCAGCGCCATCGTAAACGGCAAAAAGTGGGGTGCCGCGTGACAGCCCTCGCCATCCACCTTCCAAACGCAAGACCGTTTGACCTGATTGCTGAGACCGCCGACGACCTGTTGCTGGAGGCTCGCAATTGGGCTGACGGGCAGGCCATCGAAACACAGTCCCAGGCCGATGACGTGTCCCGGCTGATCGAGGATTTGCGCCAGCTTGCCAAGGCGGCGGACGACGCCCGCAAAGACGAAAACAAGCCACACGATGACGCAAAGGCGTCCGTGCAGGCGAAATACGCCCCGCTCTTCGCTGACCCAAAGGTGAAGCAGCCGGGCAAAGTGTTCAAGGCCATCGACGCGCTCAAGGCGTGTCTGCAACCGTATTTGGCCAAGCTGGACGCGGAGAAGCGCGAGGCCGAACGGGTCGCCCGTGAAGCCGCCGACAAGGCCGCGAGGGATGCCGCCGACGCTATGCGCGCCGCCGCTGCAAACGACCTTCAGGCCCGCGAGCAAGCCGAGGCCCTGATCGCCGACGCAGAAGCCGCTCAGAAGGCCGCCAAGGCCGCAGCCGGTGACAAGGCCCACGCCACCGGGGGAAGCCGCGCAATGGGCCTCCGCAGCGTCTGGAAGGCCGAACTGAAAGACGCCCAGATCGCGGCGGGCTTTTTCTGGAAGCGTGACCCGTCCGCGTTCAACGCCTTCCTGCAAAAACTGGCCGACGAAGAGGTGAGGGCGGGCAAGCGGTCGATCCCCGGTTTTGAGATTACCGAAGCGAGGGTGCTGTGAGCCGCTGGGCTTTTGTCGTCAGCCGGTCAAACCTGACCATGCTCCACACATGGCTTGATCGCGCGGCTGCGGTCGGGATGCGCGTGACGTTCCAGGAGCAGAAGCGGTCAGAAGCCCAGAACCGGCTCATGTGGCCATACCTGACCGCGATCAGCCAACAGCTTGAGTGGCACGGCCAGAAATACACGCCCGACGACTGGAAAGACTACCTCATGCACCAGTTGGGTCGAGGCCGCTGGATGCCTGCCGAGGGCGGCGGGATGGTCCCCATCGGGATGCGGACATCCGATCTTTCCAAGGCTGAGTTTGGCGACCTCATCACCGTTATTCAGGAGTTCGCCGCCCGCCATGATGTGACGCTGGGCGACGAAGAACAGGCGCTTGCAGCATGAGGACCATCGCCCAGATCGACGCGGAACTGGCCCGGCTGAAAGCGGAGCGGAAGGCCCTCAAGCCTTTGGTCTCGCTCGGGCCGGGGTTCAAGCGTTCGCGCTCGTTCCGCCCGGAAGGGGAGGGCCAGCGCCAGCCGAGGGAGACCGACAGCGGGTTCCTTGCCTACCTCCGTCGCCAGCCGTGTGACGCCCGGCACATGGGCGGTTGCAGCGGCCCGATACAGGCGGCGCACATCCGTTACTCCGACGTAGCCAAGGGATCGGTCAACCCCGGCATGGGGCGCAAAAATCACGACCGCCACGCCAATGCATTGTGCGAGGCCCACCACATCCACGGCCAGCACCGGACCAACGAACGGGCCTGGTGGGAGTCCATCGGCAAGGATGCCTACGACACCGCCGCCGCACATTTCGCTCGATACGAGAGGGGAGACCAATGACCAACGAAGAACTGGAACGGCTGGCGAAGGCTGTGATCGACGCGGAAACAGAGACAGCCTTTAATTACGCCAGAGACGCCTTTCTGGAACGGCTGGCGAAGGCTGTGATCGGTGCCGAAACAGAGACAGCCCATTACGCCAGAGAAGCCTTTGCCGAAGCCGCGCCGCATATTTTGAAAGCCCTCTCCGAACGAGCCGAGCTTCTGGCTGCTGTGGAAAGGATGCGTGTCGCGCTTGAGCGGATCGCGGACCCTCGCAACATTCACTTTGCCGGTGACGCGCAAGTGGTCGCCCGCGCTGCTCTCACTACCGGAGAAGGGAAATGACTGAGGCAGCACTAACAGAACTGCTTAAGCGGGCCGCGACACTGGTCAAGCAATGCGAAGCTGAGTTTACCGTTGACGGGATGTGGTCCAACGATGGTCAACTCGTGTCGTGGCACGCTGTCAGCAAACTGAAAGACGCCATCCTCAAAGCTACCGCCACTGAACAGGGAGAGAGGGGATGAGCGCGATGTTCACTGTTCACCCGTACACGGCCCCACGAAGCCGACTGACGACTTGGTGGGTCAAGGACGCTCGCGATCCCAAATGGCCGAGTGGCCCTTACCAAACCCGCGAGCAGGCCGAGATTATTGCTCGCGGTGCTAACGCAAGCGTCGAATATCTTTCTCCTCGCGGTGACGCATGACCACCCCCAATGCAGGAGAGAGGGGATGAGAACTACAAAAAAGCTACGGTTGGAAGCTGCACGGCTCGCAGTCGGTGCGCCGGGCGACCAAACCGCCGAGACCCTGTTTGCACTGGCGATCATGTGGGAGTGCTACCTATTGCGCGGCGCGGACGAAACACAAAACCGAATGAAGGTGCTCCCAGAAGACAGCGCCGTCATTTTGACGATAGTTCCGCGCCCATGACCACCCCTCTCATCACACGCCTAGAGGAAGCGGCAACACCTAAGCCGGGTTCAGACGCGGCCATAGACGGCGGCTGCACTTGCCCCGTGTCCGACAACCGCCGTGGTCAGGGCGTCCCGACCGATGTTGGCACCTGTTTTTACTATTCCGGCGACTGCCCGATGCACAGTCATCCTGCCAACCACAAGGACAAGCCATGACTGACACAGTGAGAGTTCCGAGGGAGCCGACCGATGAAATGCGGCTTGCAGGGGCCGACGTGTTTATCGCCAGCACCAGGCCCGGAGGCAGCGAGCGACAGATCGCGCGGCGGATGTGGGAGGCTATGCTCGCAGCTTCTCCCCAAGGAGAGGGTTCATCGGCTGACACCCACCCACCACAACCCGACGCCCTGCCCGGTGATCTGCGGGAGAAGATTGCGGCGATCATTGATGCAAACAAATACGAAGCGTGGACCGTCGATAGAGCCAACCAAATGGCCGACGCCATCCTTTCTCTCATTCAGCCAGAAAGGGGCGAGCCATGACCCAATCTCCCAAGGCCCTGGTTCATTCCGGCTTCGCATCCATACCCGGCGAGCTTGCGGCCAGTTTCGCGGCTAACCCCGTCTGGACCGACCGCGACGACTTTGAAATCTGGCAGGATGGAATGATGGTTGCGGGCGCATCGGCAACCGAGGTCGCTGACGCTTGGCGCGAGGCGGTCCACTACGCCGCCGTCTGTGGGCAGGATGGGCCGGTCGAGATTGTCCGCGTCAGCCGCACCGTTGTTCGGGGGTTGGGAGAGTGACGCCCGCCCCCAAACGCCCCTCGGTGGGTATGACGGGCAACGCCCGGAATGAACCAAACAACGCCCGCACTGTTGCCCATCTTCAAGCTCTAACCCTAGCCCTTCATATTGGAGGGCTGGAAGGCTTGAGAACCGGCGCGGTCAAGATCGGAGGGCAGCATGACCGCAGCGAATGACAACCGCTTCACCGCTGCTGACGTGCGCCGGGCGGTCAAGGCGGTCGAGTCCGGGGGTAAGTCGGTCGCGGCTGTGGACTTCCCGCGCGAGGGCGGCTTCCGGCTCTTGCTTGGCGAGCCTGTTAAATTGGAGTTGGCCGCGAGGATGGGCGCGAACGAATGGGATGATGTTCTCGCCTCATGACAATGGCGAAGATCGACCTTCCGTATGTCCAAGCCCTGACTGACCGTCACGGGCACAAGCGCCACTATTACCGCCGCGCCGGGTTCGAGCGCGTCACCCTGCCGGGCGCCCCAGGGTCTGCCGAGTTCATGGCCGCATACGCCGCCGCCGATGCGCGAGCGCCACGCAAGCCAGATCCCCGAACCGCGCCGCGTTCGGTCGCCGCGCTCATTCAGGAATACTACCGCTCCCACGGCTTCCGCATCCTGCGCGACAGCACGAAGCGGGGCTATAGAAACATCCTCGACCGCTTCCGCGCCAAATACGGCGACAAGGGAGCGGCGAGCATCGAGCCAAAGCACCTTGAGGCAATCTTTCACGGCATGGCGGAAACGCCGGGGGCCGTGCGGAACCTTCGCCGCCGTCTGTCCAAGGTCTTCGCCCTCGCCGTTCGGCTGGGCTGGCGCAAGTCCAACCCGGTCAAGGAGACCGAGATCGAGACGGTCAAGAGCGCGGGTTTCGTGCCCTGGTCCGAGGATGACATAGCCCGGTTTGAGACCCGCTGGCCGTCCGGGACGCGCGAGCGGCTGGCGCTGGCCCTGCTGCTCTATACGGGCCAACGGAGGTCCGACGTGGTGACGATGGGACGGCAGCACGTCCGCGCCGGGCGCATATCGGTGCGCCAGATTAAGACCGATCACCGGCTGCAAATCCTGATCGTCCCCGCGCTCCAGACCGAGCTTGACCAGCACACCGGGGGCCTGACCTATCTCCTGACCCAATACGGCCAGCCCTTCACGGCGGCAGGCTTTACGCAATGGTTCCGCGAACGGGCCGAGATGGCTGGCCTTGAGAACCGCACACCGCACGGGCTTCGCAAGGCAGCAGGACGGCGGCTGGCAGAGGCCGGATGCTCCGCAAAAGAGATCGCAGCGGTCCTGGGTCACACCACGCTGGCCGAGGTCGAACGCTACACGCGGGACGCCGATCAGGTGGCCTTGTCAGACGCCGCGCTGGGCCGCGTCGGGCTGAACCGGGAACAGGCCGGGTAAACCCCGGAATGTAAACCCTTGGAAGCTATTGAACCCAAACAGGAAATCGGATGGGGTGGTAGGCGCGGAGGGACTGCGCTTGCCGTGCGGAATCAAGGCGATGGCCTGTAAACCCGCCCGATTTGACTCTAGGCCACCATTGACGGAGCGGGCGAGTGTAAACCCCAGAACGACAAAAAAGCCCGCCACCCCGGTGAAGGGACGACGGGCTAATGATCGGCAATGGAGGCTAATGGTCAGCCTAGCTCTGCATCCCGGTCGTCAAGAGTGCCAGGATCGGGCCGAGTGTCCGTCGCAGAGCGCGGGAACGGCCTGCCGGTGTAGGTCGCCCACCGCGCTCGCTTTGCGGACGCCTTGCGGTTCAGGGACCGTGCTGCGGTGATGAATAGGGCGAGAGCGAAGGGGTCAAGCTGCAAGGCGGTCGCCATATTCCCGCTCCAAGGTCAGCATCGACACGAAGGCCAGATCAGTGATGACCCCGCCGTGAACCGTCATTGGCACCACGCCATGCCACCAGCCTGTCATTCCATGTTTAGCATAGCTTTCGACCACGCCCCACGGCAGGGCGCACCCGATTTCCACCATGCTGATTACGTCAACCGGGCCGATCTTGGCCGCGTCGTGAACCTGTCGCTTGTGGGTGTGGCCCGACACGATGGGAACCGTCGTCTTGCCCGCCGCACGTTGAGGGCCGGTCTCGCCGCCGAACGCCCTGCCCACGCCGTTGACCGGATGATGGGTGAAGGCCACGCCCTCGATATAAAACAGTTCGCCATAGGGCCGGGTTTTCCAGCCGTATTGCAGGAAAGCTTGGTCCCGTTCCGTGGTGAAGGTGCCCAGGGCTTCCGGGTTGGCGTTCTCGAAACGCTCGAGCCGGTTTTCATGGTTGCCCAGCACGACGGTCTGCCGGGGCTTGTAGTCCGGTGCGATGCCCGCCCGCCACGCGGCAAGGCTGTCTTTCAGGTTCTCCATATCCCGCGCGATTGACGGCTTATGCTTTGCCCCTGCGGTGTCGTTCCGGTCGTGCTGGTTCACGCTGTCCCAGGTTGACCAGTCGCCAATCTGGACGATGTGGTCAAAGCGGTGGAGCGAGGCGTACCGGGCAATCCAGGTCAGGACGTTGAGCCGGTCGGGATGGCGCGGGTCTTGGTGCAGATCGCCAATCGCCAGCACCCGAACAGCGTTGCCGGATGGGCGGCTCATTTGTGGTTCAGGCGGTGCCGCGTCCTGCACAACGGCGCGCGGGACCGGCTGCTGATACCGCTGCGCCCGATAAAGCGTATTGTCAGGCTCTAGACCGTAGAGCGTTTTTGCCGCCACGATGCGGCCCTGCATGGTCGCCCGGTTGACGCCCCATTCATCGGCAGCGATGGCGATGGCAGCGGGACCGGAGCCGGGAAGGCCGGGCGGGCGGTAGCCTTGGCGAAGGGCGGTGTTGACGCGCTCAACAGTCTCTTGAGCGGTTTCGAGCTTCAGCGGCGGCTGTGCCATCAATCACCAAAAATCCGCGCCCAAAAGGGCCGGGAAGGGGGTGTCAGCGCCCGCGTCTGGGCGTCGAAGGACTGGACCGCTAAATCCCGGCGACCGTCGCACACGGCCAACGCAGAGGCGCGGGCGGCATAGGTGGCGTCGAGGTCGGCCTGGGTCGGGCTATCCGGCAGCAGGGGCAGGAGGCACGGCTGGCGCGCTACCGGCGGCAGGGTCAGGACTGGCGCAGATGGTCGGGGCGCTGTCGCACACCCGCTGATCGTTAAGGCGCAGGCGATCAGCCCGCTCTTGAGTAAGGGGGGCGTCCGCATCGGGGGCGTTCCTTGCTTCGGTTTCGGCTTGCGAGGCGATCTCGCGGATGATGGTCTCGCGGGTGTGGAAGGTCTCGGTGGCGGTGCTGATCTCAGCCTGCCCGACCGCCTCGCGCTCCAGGGTTGAGACCTGACCTTCCAGCGCCTCCACCTTCGCCACGGCCCGCTTGGCGTTGAACTGCGGCGTGAACGGCACGAACGACAGGCCGAAGTTGATGGCCGACAGGAGGGCGATGAAGGCGGCGGCGATCAGGAGCCATTTGATCGCGGTCTTGCCGAGGGCTTTCAGGATCACTCCGGCCTCCATGCTACCGGGTAGAAGCACTTGCTTCGCTCCCAATGCCCCTCCATGACCGTCTCGCCCTCGCCCCAGTGCCTCACGGTCGGGCACAGCGGGTGCGTCACGCGCGACTGGATGCGGGCTTCTCGGCCCTCCTTGTCGATGCCAATGACCCAAGTTCCGTCCATTGGCGCAGAAGCCATGTCGTGCTGTTCACTCACGGATACTTCCTCCGGTCGAGTTCGACGTGCGGGCCGTCGCGCAGGCTCTTCCAGTCGCCGCCCCAGATGATCGGCACCTTCAGTTCCTTCGCTGCCCGCTTGAAGGCTTCCGCGACCTGACCATAGAGCGGCCAATCCCACCGCACCTTGCCGCCCACCAGGACCGCGAAGTCGATGGCGTGGCCGGTGATGTGGCGCGAGTTCATCGTCTGCGATGCGCCGGCAGCCTTGAGTTCGCGTTGGCGAGCGACCGACCGCAGGCCCTCGGTGATGGTGAAGTCGTGCGGGCTGTATGTCAGGGCCAGTTTAACGACGCGCACCAGATCGGGGTGAACGCCCTTGAGGCGGGACAGGGATCGAGCGCCGAGAACGTAGGTCATTGCTTCTTCCAGCTTGCGACGATGCGGGCGAGGTCCGAGGCCGAAGCCCCGGCCATGTAGAGGAGGGCGAAGAAGGCCTGCGAGCCGATCAGGGCCAGCGCCACGTCACGCAGCGGGACGGCCTCGGCCATGCGCCAAACGATGAACGCCAGAAGGCCAGCGGTGACGATCAGGTAGCCGATGGTCACCCAGCGCCGCCAACGGTGCGACGGCTCGGGAACGGGGTTGTCGGGGTCGGTCATTGTCCCTCCCGCTTTTCGATGCGGTCTAGTTGTTCCTTCATGGCCTGGGTGCGTTCATCCAGCCGGGCCAGCGTTCCGTCAGCGAGAGGGCCGACGATGCGCTCAAGGCTGGCCACCCGCTGATTGATCCCGCCGCCCCAAAAGATGAGCGTGGCCGCTTGGACGACTAAGGCGACGATCACCCCGATCATCGACCAGTTCAGTTTGCGGGCGTCGGAGTGCAGGGTCATAAGCGGGTCACTCGCTCTTAGAGATTGCAATGTCGGGGAGAGCCGTCGCGCGGCCCGGCGTTACAGTCGGAGGATTGCGGAGTTCATGTCGATAGAGACATCATTCCACGTCGCACCCGAGACGTTCGTGTAGAGCCAGAACGTCCCGTCTGCCCGGTTGATGTCAAACTCGCCAGTGTCGCCGGTCGGGCGGTCGGTGACATGAGCGTGGCAGACGTGGCCGTATCGCTGCGGAGCCTCGAAAATGTTGCGGCTGGCGATAGCCTTGGGCGTCGTTCCTGAAACGGACGTGCTGCCCTCAAGCTGGCCCATGACCATGCACACGTCTTCGGCAATCGCGCCCGTGGTCTCCGCGAACACATCCACCTTGAAGCCGAAGCCAACGCTGGTGCTGCCCGTCGTGCCGAACGAGAAGTCTGCACCGTGGAAACTGTCGGGCGTTTGCTTGACAAGGAAGCGTTCGACCAGCCCGCGCTCGCCGGGGCGATAACCGCCGGAACCGATGATGGCCCCAAACACCGCCATCGGATCGACAATACGCCAAGGGTCGCTGCCGCTATTCTTGAAGACTAGTCCCGCTTGAAGCTCGGTACAGGTATCCGGCACCGTGTAGGTCATCTCGACCCACGTCCAGCCCGCCGCACTGGCAACCTGTGTGCCTTCAACGTAGGTGGTGCCGCCGACAAACGGGGTCGCGGTGCCAGCCGAAACGCGGTTGACCATGAAACCGAAGGTGATGGTCTGGCCACGAAGCGAAACCGGGTCCGGGAAAATGTGGTAGAAATGCGCGTCGGCGTCGGAGGCGGGGCGGAAGACCAGGATGCGCTTGTTTGACGCGCGAAGATTGGTCGTCCATCCGGGCGATCCAGTCATCCCCGTGGTGCTGCGAGGGTAGCGGTCCAGCCAAAGGCTCGCGCTCGCCGTCTTCGTCCAGTGGTCGGGGCCGTTGCCCGTCACGCCAGCCATATCCGCGCGCATCACAGGGCGGAAGGCGCACGACACCGCGCCCGCTGTCGGGTTGCCGTTGCGGGGCGCTTGGAACGTGATCGTCTTGGCGCTGTAGTTCACCGTGCGGATACGCATGGCCGAAACCAGCAGGGAGGCGTGTGCGCCCGAGGCCCCGAAGATAATCAGTTGGCCCGGATAGCAGTACTGCACGTCGTTACAGGTCGCCGTGATCGTCCGCTGGCCCGATGAGCCGTCCGTCGAGACCGAGATGTTGCTGACGTTTACGGCGGGGAGGTTGCCCGTGTAGAGCCAGTTTTGTTCGGTGTCGAAAGCCAACAGGTGCGCTGCGAGCGTTCCGGGATCGCCGTCCCACCCCGGCCCGAGGCCGTTCATCAGTTGCCATTCCGTGTTCGGGAACAGGTTTCTGGACAGCACTATTCCAGCAGCAGCGGCTTGCGCGGCGGCGGCGGATGCGGCGGCGGTGACAACGGCAGCGTTGACCGAGGCCGAGGCCGACAAGTCCCCGAACTGGTAGGTCTGGACGCTGACAGAAACGCTTTGCCTGCCGACGTTGACCGTTACGACGCTCACCAAGCCACCCCGCGCTCAACGATGATCGGGCCGGAATAGAACCGGGTCGTCAGGCTTGCCGTGTCGGTGTTGACCCACTCGAACACACCCACCCAGGGATCATCGCTGTCGGTCGCATCCTCCGGGAGCGTGGCCAGATCGGCCTTTTTCAGCCGAATGAGGATGTTGCTGCCCGAATAGACCAGCACCGAGCCGTTGGCCGTGGCCGTGGTCGTGACGGTCAGGAGCGCGGTTGCGGAGTCCTCGGACGCGCGGACCTTGAACGTGCCGGTGTAGCCGTCGAAGTCGTAGGCCGAGGAGAACGGGAACGTGGCCTCAAGGTCTGCCGACTTTGAAACCCGCAGGCCGTAGTCATCCGAGAAGCCGAGTTCGGAACAGGTCATGTGCGCCCATGCGAAAAAGGCGCTCCCGAAGGAACGCCGTTGTGGTAGGGTGGTCGGATGCAAAAAAAGACGCCGCCAGTGATCGACGCGACTTTTACCGTTGTCGAGGAGGCCCCGGTGCGGGAGCCGATCATCAAGTCTTGGGTCGGGCTGTGGTGGTTTGTGATCCCGCCGATAGCCTTTGGCTTTGCGCGCTACGCCCAGATCAAGGGCTGGTGGTAAGCAGCCCGCGCGTCCGCTCCTGACCGCCAGCGACAGCGCCCGGCGTAGCCAGAAGCCCCATCCGCCTTGACTGCTCCGCGACCCGCTTCTGCATCCCCTCTTGGGTCTGCATGAGGTTGAGCAGCCGCGTCATTGCCGCTTCATCGGTCAATGCCGCACCGATCAGCGCGTTCAGTTCGTCATCGCCCACAATGGAGCGATCCGGCCTCGGAAGGCTGCGGGCTGCGGCCTTGGCGGATTGGCGCAAGGCCCCGACCGGGCTGGTGATGTCGGTAGCAAAGTCCAGCACGTCTTCCATGCCGAGGCCTTGCTGCTCCAGGTCTGCCCGTCCCGCTGCTCGCCGGGCCGTCGCAGATCCTTGGATTGCCTGACTGCCGGTGTTGGCCAGCCGCACTTCGTCATCAGCCGTCTGCATGAACGCGCGGAAGGCGTCGTCATCGTCAAAGGCGACACGAACGCGGGCGGCGATCTCCTCATCCCGAAGCAGTCGCCGCATGGCAGCCACACCGCCGCCGCTGCGGACGCGCGACAGAATGGCCTCGCCAACGCCAAGGCGGAAGTTTTCGCGGGCCTGCTGTGGCCACTTTGTCCAACGGTCAGCCAGCTCGCTTGCCGACATTGCGTTCTTCTCGTTGCCCTGAGCGAACACGTTGAGGCCGACACGCTGGCCGTCAATGGCCTCCGACGCATCGCCAAACGATTTCAGCCAGTCGTCATAGGCTTGAACGCCGCCGCGCTCCGGGGTCCGGGCATTGTTGCGGATGGCACTAGAAAGGTTTTGTAGGGCCTCGCCGCGAGCATTGAACCCGCCACGGTAGGCCCGGCCCGCCGCCTCTTTGAGGGCATAGGAGATGTCCTGCGCTTCACGGACGGTGATGTTGGCACCCGCAGGCATATCAGCCAGCCGGTCACCGAGTCCGAACAGCCGGTTAGCGGCGGCTTGCCCCTCGGGCGTCAGTTCCGCGATAGCCTCTTCCGCCGCATTGTTGACGGCAGGACGGGCCAGTTGCGAACGAAGCGCCTGAACCGCCGCGTCATCCAGCGAGACCACGGCGTCGGCAATCTCACCCATGCCGGTGTTGGCGGCCTCACCCCGTGCGGTGACGCGCTGGCGAAGCGACTGGAAGCCGTTGCCCTGCGCCCCGAAGGCGTCAGCCAGCCGGGCCGAGATGCGGTTGCTGGCGTCGTCGGCCTGCTCACCGACAGCCCGCACGATTTCGCGCCGGGCCGCACCAGGAGCGTTCGCCATCGTCTCAGCAAGGCCCAGAAGGTTCTCGCCACCGGATTGGAACGGCAGTTGGCCGCTCGGCGCACTGGCCATGTTGTCGAGAAGCTGCTGCGGGGTCATCTGGTCGCGTTGCAGTCCGCGACCGAGGGCGCCCGTCACGCGGCGATCCGGCCCGGACACGCGCGGCTGGTTGCCGCGCATCAAGCGACCCGCCAGTGCGCCGCCACCTTCCAGAGCGCCAGCCGTTGCTACGCCAATGCCAGCCGAAAGGGCAAAATTGCCAGCGCGACCGAGATAGCCGTCACCTTCCGCCGCGCCGTAAGCCCCACTCACACCACCGGCTTGACCAAGGCGTCCGAGAAGGCCGGGAACCTGTGCGCCCCGAGCTGGGGCAAAGGCAAAGCCACCGAGAACGCCACCCGCGAGGGCTTGCGCGGGGCGATCTTGCTCAAACTGCTGCTGACCCTCGTTGACGAGTTGGCGCATGGCGCGGGCGCGGTCGAGGGCGGATACCTCAATCTCTTGGCCCGTAAGACGACGCCCCAGGTTCCCCGCCGCTTGCGATCCAAGCCCGACAAGCCACCCCATTTCGTCGTTGATGGGTGCGGTGAACTGGTCGAGGAAGTCGGGCTGATCGTAGCGACGCACACCCATAGCCGCGCGCCGCTCAAGCTCTCCGCGCTCTTGTTCCAAGGCCAGATCAAGGCCGGTCGGGGCAGCGGCGGGCGCAGGCGGCGGGGGAGGCGCGGGCATATCGACCATGCGGAAGATTTTGGTCGGGTCGTTAGGATCGACCTGATATTCCCCCGACGCCAGAAGCCGCGCCCGTTCCTGCGGAGAAATGTCCTCCGACGACAGAACGCCATAGGCCGGTTGCGCCGGGGCCATGCCTGGGTCAGGGCCTTCGCTTTGGTTGGCGAAGTCCTCTTGCGCCAGTTCCCACGCCTTCGCCGGGTCGTAACCGCTGGCCATATTGGCAGCGGCCATTTCCTCAACGGTCAGGAGCGGGGGCGGGGCGGCCATCGCAGGAGCCGGGGCCATGCCGGGCGCAGCGGGGCGAGCCGGTGCGGGCTGGCGAGGGGCGGCTTGGCGGGCCGGGGCCGGGGCAGCAGCGACCGGAGCGCCGATCCCCGCGTAAGGGTCAGCCTGACCAACCGGACGCGAGAACGACGCATAGGGGTCTTGCTGCATCATTGGCGGACCCTCTCAACGCCATCCGTGCCGACGAAGCGGGTTCCGGGCGGCAGATTGGCGGCTTCTTGCGGCGACAGGCGGCGCGGCGCGGCAGGGGCCGGTTGACCGCCACCGGCAGGGGCTGCTTGTGCCTGCCCACCAGTGCGGCGTTCAATGTCTCGCTGCAACGCCGCCCGCGTAGCGCGCCGCGCTTCCTGAAACCGCCCGAGCGCCGCCGTCACAATCCGCTCGTCCCGAGTGCTGGACAGGATGGTGTCAAGCTCGCGGATGGCGTCCTGATCGGTCTGAACGCCGGTGTTGGCTTGCAGGATGGCGTTGCGCGCCTCCTTTGCCCACGCGAGCAGGGCGTCGTAGTTGAGCGAGTTCTGGTTTGACATACCAGTCGCGTTCAGGAACCCGGCTCCGGTGTTTTCCACCAGTCCCAAGTTAAGCTCTCCGCTCGCAATCTGGGCCTGGATCGCCGCCGCCCGATTGAGCGAGGTGTCAAGGCTGACGATCTGATTGTCAGCCCGCGCGATTGCGGTTTGGTCGGCGTCAGACGGCGGGCGAACTTGAGTGCTGCCAACCCGATTGATGATGTTGCCGTTTTCATCAAACACCAGCGCCTCGCCGCCGGGCGCGACGTTCTGGATGTCAGGCGCGCGGTAGCCCTCATAGATTTTGCGGCCCGTCGTCGGGTCCACCAGATCGGTGTTCGGTCCAACCGGGACGTTGAGCGCATTGATGCGCCCCGTTTCAGCCACGCTCCGATCAATGCCCTCTTTGATCGATGGAGCCGTTCGCGTGTAAACCGGAGCAACGCCGGTCGAATCCCGTCGCAGCGTTTGATCGCCAGACACATCAAACGTCGGCTGTTCGACCGCAAAAGAGCCAACGCCAGGGCCGTAAGTCGTGCGGCTTCCCGCTGCCGTCGTCACCGGGCGATATTGCATCCCAAGGCTTTCGCCAAAGGCTTCCGGGTTGTTGTCGAACGCCAGCAGGGCAGCCGGACCCATCCGAGCAGCGGCTGCGCGATTGGCCTCCAGGCGCGCCATCATCTGCGGACGGTCGGCCTCCGCTTGCAGCCGGGCACGTTCGGCATCCAGCCCCTCGCTGACCGTCTCGCCGCCAAGCACCCGGTCAAGCACACGCCAGCCCGACACGCGCTCACGGCGGGCAGGGGCTGCGGGAGCAACGGGAGCCGGGGCAACGCGCGGCCCGCCCGATTGAATGAGTTGCATCACGTCGGGCGAGAGAAGGCCGAAACGCTGCGCCTGTTGCGGGCGATCAAGAAGACCCATCAGTTAGCCCCCGTAGCTTCCGCTCAAGCCAATGTTCGTCCCGGTACTCTTGCCGGTCGAGGAGCCGACCGAGGTTCGCGTTCCCTCGTTGGCAAACCCGCCGCGAAGCTGGTTCAGGAGCTGCTGCAGGGCGAGCGCGTATTGGTTCTGGTTCTGGTTCTCGCCCATCGCCACGCCACGCGCGTCGGTGAACGCCTTGTCGTTCAGGCCAGCGATCAGCGAGGCCCGGTCACGCGACTGGTTGCCCGCCAGTTCCGCCTCATAGATGCCCCGGCGGTTGTCACCGAACGCGCCCGCCTTGGCGAAGTCCGACTGCTGTTGAGCGCGGGCCACCGCATCACGCTGATCGGCTTGGCCAATCGAGGCGTTGATAACCTCCTCGGTGTAGGGCGACTGGTATTGACCAATCGAGGCCGGGTCGAACCGTCCGTAGCTCATGCCCTGCACGTCGGAAATGCCCTGGTTGAGCATCCCGGCGGCACGATCCGACAGCGCGCTCGTCTGCGTCTCGTTGTTCGTCGCAGATTGCCGGGTCTTTGACTTCGATCCGCTCGCGCCAATAGCCATTTAAAGCTCCTTCCAGATCACCGGGTCAGCCGGTTGGTATCCGTGTTTTCGTGAGTAGCGCAGCCAGCCCTTGCGGCCCGTCGCACACGCCATGTCGCAGTCATGAAGCCGCCCGAACGCCTCGATCACCGGGCCAAGCTCGCTCATCGCCTTGAGCGATCCGCCAGCCGCGAAAATGTGCATCACCTTGTGACGCGGGCTGACGATGAACTCCCCGACCATGCACCCCTCGGGGTGAAGGAACAGGTGGAAGTCCTCGGCCAGAACGCCTTGCCAAATCTCGTCAGCCGTCCAGCCCGACCCATCAAGGGCCGAGGCGATCCAGCCCCTAACCCGCGCGTCCAAGGGCCGTCGCAAGGTCAGCGTGTTCGTATGAGCGTTCCGGGAACAGGATCAGGTCGGTCCCGTCCGTGGCCACAAAAACGACCGTGGGGGCCTGCGCATCACCATAGGTGACGGTGGCCCGGTTTCCGTTGACTTGCGCCTCCACGCCCTCGGGAAGCGCATCCAGAGCGATCTTCACAGCGCCACCGCCGACAATGCGCCCGCGTTGCTAACCCTGATCGACCAGCGCGAGCCGTTCGGAGACGACAGGATCAGCCGCTCCGACCCGGCAACCTCAACGTCACGGCCCGTTTTCCGGTTTGCGGCATCCATCTTGTCCAGATCGGTGCGGAGGCGGTCCTGGTCTTCGCGGGAATAGGCGTCAGGCGCGCGAAGCAGGCTCATCGGGCGCTCCCCGTCTTCACGTCAAACCGGACCTTGCCCATGCGATAGTCCACGTCGGCATCCCCCGTGTAGGTCACAGCAACACGCCGGGCCGAGAACCGCAGATCGGTCTTTGCCGTGGCCGTCACCGCCGCCACCGTCGTCGCGGAGTCCATTGGGTAATCAGCCACCGAGAACGACACCGCCAGCGAGCCTAGCGTGGCCTCGTCGGGGATGTAGGCATGGACTTCCATCGTCCGTTCACCGCCCGCAATCTCGACCGGCCCCGAGGTCAGGTAGGGTTGCCGCCCGTCCTTCAGGTTCCCGGTTTCGTGCGAGTAGATATAGCCGTCGTTCCCGACCAGTTGCGGGTATTGCAGCGGCGCGCGGTCCACACCGCAAAGCCTCGACAGCGCCCCGATATTCCAGTGCCGTTCGCGGTAGTTATAGACCACATAGCGGTTGACTTCGGTCGATCCCGACGACGGGTAATGCCACCACACCTCACCCCAGAGCGAGTTGTGCCAGCCGGTAACCTTGCTGATCTGCGTCCGGTTCAGGTCCGAGAACACATAGTCGGACACTTCGCACGGCACGGCATCAACGTAGCCGTTGTAGCTCCAGAAGCCGTTGACCCCGAACCAGAACACTTGCCCGTTTGCCGCCACGACCGCCGCGCCCTTGGACGCCACGCCGCAGCCGGTCTCAAGCCGCTCGAACGAATAGACCAGCGGCAGGCCCACGAACGTCGCACGATGAACGTCCGTGTCGGTCCATAGCAGATAGGCCCCCTGGACCCGCTTGCCGCATTTCAGCCCGCCATTCGTCTGGAGCCGTTTCCCGCCCGCCAGATTGGTGGAGGAGGGCGTCCAGTCGGTGTTGTCCTCGGCATCGCACCAGTTCAGCGCGCGGGGATCGCCGTCTGCCGCGAGGGCGAACATGATGCGCTCGTCCGTCACCAGAATGGCCTCAGCGGTCGGCGCGTTCGTGATCGGCGCGGCAACGACGGAGGTGTTTAACTGCCATTCGTAGATCGTGGAGCCGATGGTGCCGACGAGGTACTGACCCCAGTTGTCGAGGGACCACACCGCAGCCGGGATGATGTTCGATGAGTCCAGCCGGGGCGTCCCGTAGAGGCCCATCCCGTAAGCGCCCTCCCCATAGCCGCCGCCGATCAGGGCGTCTGCCGGGCCAGCAGAAAAGCCGGTCGTCGGGGTGATGTCGTTCACCGCGCCCGACCGCGACACCGCGTAGAGCTTGGAGTTAGTCCCCACGCCGGTCCAGTTGGTGTTGGTGTCAGCCAGCCATGCGATGATGGCCCGCGCCTTGCCGGTCATGGCCGAGCTTGAGCGCGTGATCCAGCCGCCAACCGGGCCAGACTTGCCCTCATGGAACCGCCACAGATCGGCGTCGTAGAACCGGCCCTGGGACTGGTAGTTTGTTCCGTTCCTGTAGATCCCCGGAGGGATGTCCAGCGCGATGAGAGCCATTAGAGCTTGATGACCGCAAGGGCTGCGATGTTCTTGGGCGCGGTCTCGGTTCCGCCGCTCGCTGCGGTGTTGTAGGGCGTGATGCTCTCACCGCCGCCAATCGTGCCGGTCGTGGTCCCGAACTGGCCCGCCTCGCCGCTTGCGGTCGGAGGGTTGACCGAGTGGGTGTGCGATTCGTAGGTGTCCACGGCATACGAACCGAGGCGGCGCGACGTATCCACGCCTCGGCCATCATCCAGACCCCGCAGGAACATCGCCCGCGCGTCCGGGATGGTCAGCCGCTTGTTTGCCGCGAAGTCAGCAGCCGCGCTCGCGCCCCGCGTGGACCCTGCACCAGCCGAGGTCAGGATAGGCGAGTCCGTCGCGTTCAGCGCCCATAGCAGGGCAAACAGGGCCTCGGTGTCCGCATTAGCGCGGGTGGCACCCGAGGACGCGCTGCCGATGGTCCCGCCGTTCATCTTCACCCAGCCGGTCGGGGCGGATGAGTAGAGGCCGAACTTGATGTCTCCGGTGTGGACGTAGTTGGCCGACAGGGTGGCCAGCGTGGCTTCCGCCGTGTTGAGATCCGTCTCGGTCGTGTTCGCCAGCGAGGCAAGCGCCACCAGATCGACACGCGCCGCCGTCCAGTTGGCGTTGTTCTCGGTGCCCCAGGTATCGTAATCCGCGCCGACAGTCGGGACGTTCGTGGTCAGGGTGATCGACACGGGCATTAGAAGGCCCTCCCGGCTCTGGCGTTGACAGTGGACGGGTACGCCGTGCGCTCGTCGTCTTGCTCAATGGCCGCAATGGCCTCCGCATAGGCGTTGCGGATCACTTGGCGCTCATCGTCGCGGAAATAGATCAGGGCCTGCGAGAGGGCGCCGTACAGGTATGCGTCGGGGTGCTTACGCAGCAGCCAATTTGTCGTGCAGGACGACGACAGGGCCGGGATGCGCCTGCGGTAGCGAAGCCGGATCGTGTAGGTCGTATCAGGGACCGGATCGAACACCAGCCGATCCGTGATTGAATAGCGGGTCGGCTTGCCGGTGCCGAACGCGCTATCAAACGCCTCGACCGGCACATATTCGAGCGGCTGGGCCGGGCTTCCATCAATGCGAAGGGACTTCACGCCCGCAAAGTCGCACGGCAGCGCCAGTTCCTCGGACGACACCGAATAGGTGGCCGACGCGCTCATCTCGCGCACATCAAGCTCGCGGTTGGCCTGCGCTTCAAACAGCGCGATCCATTCCGCCGCCTTGGTTTCGACGCCCGACAGGTTGGCCTTGTTCGCCCAATCAGCCAGAGCGGTCTTGAGTTGCGCGAAACTGTCGAGGGCCATTTAGATCGTTCCCTCGCGCGTCTTGAAATACCAGTTTTCGTCAAGCCAGCGCGAAAACGCTTTCTTGCAACCCGGAGTGCCGCGCGACGGATCGGGTAGAATCCCGCGCTTCTTCAGATCTTCAAAGATCGTCAGCGGCAGCGTGGCCATCTTGGTCCGATGGTCGAACCCGTCGCCCCACTTGTCGCGGCCCGAGGAGAAGTGCGCCCGCTGGAGCTTGTTCAGTTCCAGGATCGCCGTCATGTCCTGCGAGGTCCGAATGGTGGACACGCCGGTCATCTCGTCGGTTTCGATGTATTGGCTGATCCCGGTGAGGGGATCGTAGTCGAGCAGTCGTTCAGACATTCATTGCCCCATGAAAAAGGGGAGGGCCGAAGCCCTCCCCTCCTCAGTCATTAGGCGCAAGCGCCGTTTGCGGGTTTTACGTGAGATCCCGGACGACTGCGTGAGCCTGTTCGTTGGTCACTTCGAGGCCGCACTCCTCGATCATGTGATATTTATGGCTGTCACCGGTTTTGGCCAGTTCTTCCACGAAGTAGGGACGCAGGACGCGCTTCTTGGCCTGCGACGGGTCGATCAGATACGCCAGATCGGTCGGCATGAAGCGGTTCGGGACCACGTTCAGGTTGCCGAAGTCGGAGACGTAAACGTCAACGGCACCGATGATGGTGGCCGGTTGAGCGCCGTTCACGGCAGCACGGATCTCCGCGATACCGGCGAAGGCCGAGGTCTCTTGCTTCTTGGCCGGGGAGACCATCAGCATCGAGACTTCGCCGCCCGCGTTGTATTGCAGCAGCAGAGCGGCCTTAAGCAGCGACTCCGACCACGCACGGTTCGTGCCGTCCGTGCGGTTGGTGACCGGGACACCGCCAGTGATCGTATAGGCGGTGCCGTTCGTGCCGTTGGTGTCGTTGGTGAACAGCCAGGTATCGAGCGAGGCGGTCACGCGGGCCGTGGTGGAGTTGCCCGCCACAGCGACGTTGGTGCCGGTGAACGACAGTTCCTGATCGCGCTTGATCTCCTTGCCGCGCTTGGCGGTTTGGTACGCGATTTCGGACTTGCGGCCCGCCTTCTTCACCCGTTCAGCGGTCCCCGAGATGGTGAACGCCTTTTTGTAGATTTGGGTGTAGTTGACGTAGCGCGTGGTGGCCACGACGGCCTGGGCGGCGGTGTCGTCGCCTTCAATCGTCGCGTTGGCGGCGGCAGCGGCGAGGCTGTCGGTCTGCCAGTCGAACTGCGAGTTGTCGCACGACGCCTTGCCGATGTTCGACATTAGCGGCGTGTCGGTCGGTGAGATGTTGGAGATGACATCGGAGAGGTCTTCGCGGACCCCGATGAGGTCGTAGCGGTCGAAAGTGTCAGCGGGTTGGGCCATTAGCCTAGCATCCTCAGAATTGCGGCATGAGCGTCATCGACGCTGCCTGATTGACGGAGACGTTGTTTGGCGCGCTGGAGGTCTTGAGCCTTGGACGGAGTGGCGGAAGCGGTGCCGGGTTTGGCGACCTTCCTTGACTCCACAGCCGAGCGAACCTTGCCGGTTTTGGCTTTGAGGTCGCGGTAGGCCATTGCATCCCGAAGGACGCGGACCGCTCTATGGTCGAACACGTCATCAAGCTCCGCATCCGTGAAGCCAATCGAATGGCCGTACTCACGAAGGGCGGCGGTTTCAGCCTTTGCGATGGCGGGGTCTTTCCATTCCGGCATGGCTGCCAAAAGGGCTTCCGCTTCACGCGATGCGAGGGTTTCCCGCTCGCGGGCTTCTTCCATCGACCGTTCAGCGTTGAGGCGACCAGTCTCCGCTTCCACCGCCCGGCGCTGCTCTGCCCATTGTTGATGCTGGAGCATCTGGGCCGACCATTCGGCGGGGTTGGAATAGCGAAGGGATTGATCGACACGCGGCTGGTTGGCCGTGATGATCTGTTCGACGGCTTGGAGCTTGCTCAGATACTCGTCACGCGCCGCCGCAATAGCCGCTTTCTCTGCCTTGGATTCCTCAGCGAGGGCCTGCGTCTTGCGGGTATAGTCCTGTTCTCGGGAGTAGCCTTTCAGCGCCTCGTCAAGCGTCACCTGGACCTCTTCGCCCGCCACTTTGACGGTGTAGAGTTCCGGCTGCTCTTCGGGGGCTTCCGCCTCTTCCTGATCGTCGGACTCGCCTTCGGGGTCGGATTGCTCCGATTCCTCGTCGGCGTCGGAAGCCTCAACGGCCTCCTGCGTCTCGTCAGTCTCGCTGTCGGCAGGGCCTAGCAGACTTTCGATCCGTTCGGCGGCGTCAGCCACCGTCGCACCAGTGGCTTGCGCCGTGCTGGAGTCGTTCATGTATTGCTCTTGGGGTGCGCCGCTGGCCTATGGCCGTCACGGCTGGTGACCTATCGCTTGGCGGGCTTGGCCAGCTTCGCGCGTAGGAAGGCTGCGTCCTCAACGTCCCGCTTCCACAGCGAGACAAGGGCGTCGATTGCGGCGACCTGAGCGTGTTGCTCGTCGCGTAGGGTAGGGGCCGACCGGGCAGAGTTGCGCCAGTCTGCGATGATCCGCTCCGACATCCGCCGAAGCCCGTCCATCACCCCGGCGTTGTCGAGGAGCGCCTGAGCGTCCTCCGCGCGGCGGTAGATGCCGGAAACCTCGTCGTCAGTGAGCAACGGCCACCCGGCGGGGCTTGGGGGCTTCCGGGACCACGACAGCCGCCACGGCGCTGTGCAGGGCCTCATTCGGAACCCGCAGATGCGTCACGGCCTGCGTCCCGACACGCGAGAAGCGAACCACGCAGAAACCATCACAGACCTGGGTGATCTCACCCTCGGCCAGAACCTTGTCGCCTATGTTCATCCGGCTATCCCGCCCTGATCCGGGCCATTGATCGAATACGATTGTGCGGAGTTCATGCGGTTGGCTTCGCTTTTCAGGGCGAACTCCATCTGCATTTCCTCGCGCTTCAGCGTTAGTTCCGCGTTGGCCAGTTCGCGTTTGAAGGCCAGATCGGCGGCTTGCTCCTCGCGGCGCTGCTGCATCTCAAGGGCGTGTTTCTCGCGGGCCAGTTGGAGGTCACCCGCCGCCTTCTGTTCGTCGCGCTGGGCCATCGCCTGAGCCTTGGCGGCTTCCAGTTCGATCCGCGCCTTGGCCTCTTCGACCTTGGGATCAGGCATCGGAGGCTCTTGCCCCTTCGCCGCCATCCGCTCTTGAGCCTCGGGGCTGTCCGGGTCGGTGAAGAACGCGCTCGGGTCTTTGAACCCGCCCGTCTCGATCAGTTTGGCCAGCGTGTTGAAGTACTGCTTCGGCGTCACCAGCGGGTTATCCGCACCCACCGTGCTGATAATCATTTCTTGCTTGGCCAGCATCATCGACAGAAGCTGAACCTTCTCGGCATTGGTCCCGCCACCCAGGGCGACGTTCGGCACCACGTCCATGTTGACGCGCCATGCCCGAGGATCAACCGGCGTCCACTGGTTCCGCAGTTTGACCATGCGCGACTGACGCTGGTTCTCAACGGTCAGTTTCAGCAGGCCACGGAACAGGCGACGGACGCCCGAGGCCATCACCCGCGCGATCAGTTCAATGCGCTCCTGTGACCGCGAGAACTGCCCGTTAGCCGCCGTGGCCGTCGTGTTCTGCAATGCCTCGGCATCCAGACCCATCGACACCTTGGACATACCCGTCCGGTTCTCCCGAAGCTCGTCCATGTAGGACAGCATCGGGAACGCCTCACGACCCACGAACGGAGCCGCCGCGAAGTAATAGGCCGACGACGCATCACCCTCGGCCCGGAGGATTGCCCCGACCTCGGTGTTCATGGCGTCTTCCATGTTGCCGCCGCGACCGACAACGGTGCGGGGGAACACGGACTGAGAAAGGCTATCGAGCGAGGCGCGCAGAACCCGCGTCTTCACCCGCTGAATATCGACCACCTTGTCCGCCAGGGACTCACCGAAGAAGGCGTGAGGCTCTGGATCGCATTGCAGATCGGCAAAGGGCCGCTCATCCACCGGATCGTTGCTGACCACCTTGTGTGCCGGGCCGAGCGTACAGATCCGGCGCAGTTCGGCAATGCCGTCGCCGTCGAAGTCCACGTTGATGTAGCTTTCGACGTACAGCACCAGCCGGGCGCTATCGTCCGACGACGTGCCGCCAATGGTGTCCCGGTAGGGTTGGCGGGCCAGCCGTTCGTCCGAGGTGTCGAGTTCGGAGCCGTCCGACGAACACGACAGCACCAGATCGCGGTCAAGGCCCATCGCCACCAGTTCGGAGACGCGCTTTTCAGTTCGGTGACCGACATAACCCTCGTCGTCCAGCGTCCGCATCCGGCGACCGATCAGGAACTCGTCAGGCGGGACTGCGGCAAGCCGAGCGCGGTCCACGCGCTTCTTCAGCCGCAGTGTGACGTTCAGACCTTCTTCACCTTCCGAGGTCTCGACAATCTCCGCTTCAACGCTCTTCTGGAGGTCTTCCAGAATCTGCGTCAGGGCCATCTCATCAAGGCCGGTGTATTTCGTCGTCGTGACCGTTACGCTGTCGTCCCACCACCATTTGATGAAGCCGACCTTCTCCCGAAGCGCGTTCTTGATCGCCGCCAGGAACACCTCAAAGCCGTCGTTATCGACCGTGACGACGTAGTTGATGTAGTCGGTCGCCTGTTCGGCGGTCGCTACGTCCTCTTCGTTTTCCGGCGCGAACTCGACCACGTTCTCAGAGCCGAAAAACACCCGCATCAGGCTTGGCAGGATGGCGTTGATCGTGTCGTGAACGTCGCGGCTGACGACTTGCGAGCGCCCGGCCTCTTCGTCGCCATACGGGCGCCCAAAGTACCGATCCACCGCCCCGGCGCGTTGCGGGCCGATGTCGCTGTCGATGAAGGACACCGCGTCCTCAATCTCAGCCGAGAGAATGGACGACAGGGTGCCGTCATCCATCGCCATCACGGCTTCGTCGTCGTCCATGTCGGAAGCGTCGTCGTACATAAGCTATGACACTCCCTGGTCATCCTGAAACCCGGCTCGGGCCTCGGTAGCAAACATGGTCCGGGCCGCTATCAAGCGACCCCAATCATCCCCAGCGCCTCGGCTTCGTCCACAAACCTGAGCGCGACGGTCGAGACGGGGTTCACCGGGTCATCGCCAGCCCACACCCGGCGCAGATGCGAGGGGGTGACCACGAACGGCTCAAGCTCGGGATGCTCGATCAGATATTCCGGGGTGACGTTGACGTGCCAGCCGTCAAGGGCGACGGGCGGGGCGATCTCCGCGCCCTCCGCGTCGTAGGTGCCCGGCTCGTAGATGATGCCGATAATGTCGATCATGTGGTGAGGGCCTGAAGTTGGGCGTCGGTTGCGGCGTATGGCAAAACACTAACGCTGTTGACGTAACCGCAAAGGAACGCCGTTGTGCCGGTGCTACGAGAGCCAACACAGAGCGTTGCGGGCCGGTCAGTGGGCGTAGCCACTACGCTATCCACAGCGACCGTTTGACCGTTAAACGAACCCGCGACATTGTTACTGGCAAAACGAGCGGCGGCGTTTTGCACGCTGCCGATAGAACCAGTCCCGCAACTTAGGTCGGCTTCCTGCGTGCCGTTTGTTCGCTGAAAAGCCCGAATGTCGTTGGTAGTGTGGCGCTGGAAAATCGCGGACTCATTAACAGGTGATGCCCGCTCAAGCGAAGCAACATTGTAGAACGTAGCCGCGTCCGTCCCGCCTTGACGTGACCATCGAGTAACCAGCGTCACAGGGTAGCCAAACGACGACAACGACCCCACCAACATTACATCAGCCGCCCGCGTGGCCGCAGCCCCGGTCGTCGGGATGTAGGAGGTGGGGAAGGCTCCGGCTTCGAGTTGGGCACCCCACAGGAACACGCCGCTGGTGCCGTCGCCTGTGTATGAGGACACCCCGTCAGCCGTAGCCATCCTGAAGGTAATGGCCGCCGCTGACGCCATTGTCCGGGTGACTGTGCACCGGAAAAACCCGTTAGCGGCAGGCGAAATAGTCGCTGTTGCCCCAGCCGCTACAGTGCCAATCGCGCCCGTTGAGACGTTGAAAAAAGTGTCCAGCCCTTCGTTGCGGACCACAATCCAGTTTCTGCCGTTCGGCTTGGCGAAAACGGACGCCGTATGTGCCCCCGCCGCGCCCATCCCGGAGACGGTGACATGGTGAAAGCCGGTCGAGGTGTCCTCTACAAAACGGTCCGCCGTCGTGGTCCCATCGGGGGCAGCGGTTGCGTTCGCCGTCACAGTGCCACCAAGAAGCGTCCACGCCGCATTGTCGAACTCCTGCGACCGCAGCAGCAAATTCGTCCGCGCTTCCTCGATCAGCACCCCGCGATCCGTAATCCGGGGCACGTTGGCGGCGAAGTTGATGATCGCACCAGCAGCCGTTTCCGCCGTCGCCGCTCCTGCCCGCGTGTAGGTCGCGCCGGGGAGGCCAAGGAAATCGCTGCGATACCCGCTGTTCAACGCATACCGACCACGCACGAAGTCCAGGTCGATGCCCTGTATTGCCGAGAACAGGACGGACCTGACCGCCGCTCTCATGCGGACAGCGTTTTCAGAAGCACGGTGCGAAGCGCGCCGGTCGCCGTGAACCCGCCATTGGTCACCAGATAGCCGAACAGCGACCCACCCACAGGAACGGTGACCTGTTTCGTCAGGCCGGTCTGCTCAACGAAAATCGTGGACCCGAGGTCAACCACAGTGCCGAGCGAAACCGATCCCATGTAGGAGGCGCGGTCGCCCGAGGGGAGATCCCATACCGCGTTGTCAGCCAAGGCAGACGGAGGCGTCACGCTGTAAAGGTGCAGCGTGTAAGAGGTCTCACCCGACACAATTGCGGAGGCATCGACCCGCAGCCGCGTGTTGACGATCAGAACCTCGCCGCCATCAATCGGACCGACGTTGGTAAACTCCCGTGCGCCCTGCATGATGTCGCCCGCCAGATAGGCCGCAGCGGCTGGCGTAAAGGTAGCGGTCGAGGTGAAGCCAGAGCCTCTAACCGGCAGATCGTCGCGTACTTGTGCAGGCATTAGGTCACACCCTTGATGTTGCGTCGAACCGGCGCTGTTGAGCGCGGCTCTTCGTAGGTCGAGGCCATCAGGCCGAAACTGTCAGCGCCATGCGACGACCAGTCATGGTTCGGCCCCAGGCCAATCCCACGCGCGTCGTCTTTCTTTTCGTGATAAGCCCCGAGCGCATCCAGACCGGGCTGCGTCGTCGCCTGATTGAACCACATCCGCCCGAACCAGCGCCGGGCCGCCTCAATGCGCTGTGAGGCAGCACCGCGCCCCTGATTAGGAACGACCGTCACCATGAAACCCGCCGCTCTCAGTGCGCCTTCATAGGAAGCGTCAAACACCTTGTCGTGCGCCGCCCCGTCGTGAGGCAGGAAGCAATGCGCCGCGCCGTATCCCGATGACCGAAGCCAGTTGATGTGCGTGGCGAGGTCTTGGCCCTGCGCCTCGTAGTAGGCCAGCACCTTGATCTTCTCGCCAATGAACTGGCAGACCCAGATCGTCGTTGCGTCGGCCTTGGCACCCGTTCCGCCAATGTCCCAGAACGCCCGGTAGGCCATCAGGGGATCGGCGCTAATCTCTCCGATGCGCCCTTGAGCCTTCGCGGCAGTCAGACAGGCCGCGTAATAGGCACCCTCGGTGATGGCCTCGTAATCGCCCTCCCAGATGTGGGAGTATTGATCCGGCTTCATCCGAAGGTCGTCCAGCCGTTCCTGCTCCAGCTCGGCAGGGAACCACGGATTGTCAGACCAGTTCGCCCGGACCACCACGGCCCCGGTCGGCGTCTCGTCACCCCGGAGCATCTTGTCCACTGGGTCAGACTTGCGGCGCGGGTTCCATGAGAACCACAACTCCGACCCCGGCTTGCGGATCGTCGGGCGCAGCAGCGTCAGGGACCGGGCCGATAGCGTCTGGGCCTCCTCGACCCACGCCACGTCGAACCCTTCCAGCGACTTCACCGAGTCCGCCGTGTGGTCCTGCATACCCTGGTAGACAATCAGGCCACCGCCCGGCGTCACCGTCACCGCCTTCTGGCAGTCGAACAGATGGCCGAGGCCGTGGGCCGCGATCTTGTCCTCGATCAGCCGCTTGGCCGACTGGTTGAGGTCTTTCTGAACCTCACGAACGCACACGGCACGAAAGCCCGGCGTCACGAGGGCCGTCTCGACCATCAAGTCTGCGAAGAAGTGCGACTTGCCCGATCCGCGCCCGCCCCACGAACCCTTGTAGCGCGTTGGCGCTAGAAGCGGCTCAAAGACCTCGGCAGTCGGTATATCAAGCGCGGACAATCGTGCGCCTGATCTCGTTGATCGTGGCCGCTACTGCTGCGTCCACCTCAAGAGCCTGGGTCGGCTTCCCATACGCCCGGTCAAGCAATCCGTTCGCCGCAGACACCCGCGCCGCAGCCGGATGCTCTGGGGAACGCATGATCTCGGCAAGCGTGGTGATAGCCTCCGGGCCGTATTCCGCCGCGATCTCCTTGACCGCAGCCGTGGCCTTGTTCAGTGCGCCCTTTTGACGGCCACCGACTCTTGTCCCCTTTGGAACTGGCATGAGCTATTCGGGGCTAACTTAGCTCCCGTCCCAACGTCAGACCCTTTCGGGCGTCCTGACTGAATGTGTCTTAGAGGCCGGTCGGAGCCGGGACCTGCTGTTGGTCTGCGATCAGGCCACCGCCCATTGCAGCGCCGCCACTCAGACCCAGCCCGCTTATTCCGTACTTCCGCAGAATCTTGACCAGTTCGTCATTGAACAGGACGTAGTTGGATGAGCCTTCGCCAGCAGTCCTAGAGCCTCCGTCCAGATACCGGATTCCGGGAACGCCAGCCTCCCGCAGTCTCTCGGAAATTTCTGGCGCTCTTTGCGTTGGCATCGCCGGGCCACCAGGAACGGCTCTAGGCACATCCCTTGCTGCCATGTTGTAAGCCCAGCCAGCGTTCTGGCTCTCGCGCGTCCGAAGGGCTGACAAATAGTCGGCAGCTTCCTGCTCTACAAAATCCCCGTAGCCGTCCACTTCGCCAAAGCCCCGCGCTTGGGCTAGGCGCTGCGCCTGCTGATAAAGGTCGTACTCATTATCGACCATCAGTCCTACGTCGTGCGGGCTTTCGCCCCGACGCAAAGCTTCGTCAACAATCCGCCGCAGGGCGGGGTCACCAATCGGGGCAGGAGCGGCAGGAGCGTCATATCCATACTCTCGCAGGACATTACGAACCGGCTCAGGCTGGCGATAGATCGGAGCGTCCCAATCCATAAACGCAGCAGGGTCAGCGTTAATGCCTACTTCGTACATGGAGCCGGTTGGGGTCTTGTCAAACCATTGTCCCGCGTACGGTTCCAAGTCAGCGATTGTGGCCCTTGCCTCGCTGATGTCTGCCTCGGCAATCATTCGCTCTAGGTCGTCGGTTGATGCCGCCAATGTATTTTCAGCGCGGGCCAACTGATCCCTAGCACCCTGCAATGCCCCATCAGCAGACGGGTACGCCTTGGCCATTCTCGCAAGGCGCGGGTTGTCCGCCACAACGTCTCCACCTAGCGACAAGGCGGGCTGTTGCAGCGCGTCCCTATAAGACCGCGCCACATCCTCGCTCTCAGCGAAGTAAAGCCCGTGGCCGTATGCCTGCGCTCCCTCTCCCGTTCCAATCTTGTCGAGGGAGAACTGATCGAATGAATGAGGCGAGCCGTGATAGGCGCGGATGGGGTAATCAGGCTCGACGGGGGCAATCAGGGCGGGCGGCTCGTATGGCCGCAGATATTCGCTGACCAGTTCGTGATTGTTTCTCGCCCACGACGGGGCATCATCCCTAAGCAGGCCGAAGTTGAGCGCATACTCTTGCGCCCGCGCACGGTTCAGATACCGGCCTCGGTCGTCCACGAACCCCCTGTAAGAGTCGTTCAAGCCTGTGGCGCGGCGCACGTTCTCTGGCATTGTTGCCATTGCCGTAAAGTGGTTGTCATCCGCCGTATAGATTTTCCCGTCCGTTCCCCTCATCGCTGGGCGGAGAGAAGGGACGCGCTCGGGCCTTGGCGCTCTTTGCGGAGCGGGAGGCCCTACAGGCGCAACATACGCTTGCGATGCCTCATCCCATTGAGCGTTGGTCGGGTAGCCTTGGTC